TGAAAATTTCCGTATGGTTCCATATTGAAATAAACGCCTATTGAATTTGGCATCTGTTTAACTTCACCTTGTATTGAATTCGAAAGTTTTCCGCTTGCGTCTTTTCCTTGAGCGCGTAAATTTGCTTTCGCTTCATTTACTACGATGTCCCTGAATTTCTGTAAAGCTTTTAATGTTTCACTCATTAACAAATTGTCATATTGTTTGCCACTAAAATATCAAAAGTCATTGTCCAACCGCTTAAATAATTTTCAAATCTTTCTGCAAATGGTTCGCACGTTGGGTTGCCATCTACCATGAAATTATCTGAATACAAATCACCTCGCCGTAATATTTCATACAACCTATTTAAAACGGCTAATTGCGTATTTAAAACATTTTGTTCGTTGTCATTTCCAATAAATAATTCAGTTACTTCTTCTTTTGAAATGTCCACAATATCCATAGCCAATAAACTGATATTGAAACGAATTACATTAGCTTCAAAAACCGCCGAATTAACCATAATATGCGCTAACGGAAATATTGTTTGTTTGCCTAAATCGACTTGAAAAATATCTCCCGTTGTTACCGTGTTTACAATCGCATCATTATCCAAATGATTTTTTAACGTGTCGATTATTGTGTAAAAGTTAGCCATGTTTTATTCTTTTGTTTAATTCGCGTTGTTCGATTTCTGTTTTTTGTCGTTCATAAGTAAGAAAGGTAAGACACTTTCGAAGTCCAAGCCTTGTAACTTCATCAAATTTGGTAACATCTCCTTTAGCAACTGCATAGATTGAGTTATACCAACCCCACTGCTTTCCAAACTGCGCTCGTTCGCTGAAGTCATTAGTTCCGGATTCTTCTGTATCTCCATCTCCAAATAAGAAAGAGAACTGTTTACTAAGTCGTTTCCTAAAGTCCAAAAAAAAACACTCGCTGCCATTACTACGTCCAACGGTGCAAATTTCATTAGATCGCTGAATTCGTCCGTTCCTGCGTATTGTATTATTTCGTATTTGTCCTTTACTTTGGTTTTAATCGGTCGGTACATTATTGCCATTGCCTTGTGGAAATTATCCACGCTGGTAATATTACTTTCTAAATCTATATATTCTCCAAAGGTTATTTCGTCCAAATTAGGAATAAACCCAAACTCCATGTTCTGAATTTTAAACGTACTTTGAAACGTTGGTTTTTCCTGAAACAATTTATTAAAATGTAACGCCAAATCTTTTACGTCATTCCACTTTATTTTTATTACATCTTTTAAATTTAAACCACAAAAAATTTCAATAGTTTTTTCTGCGATGAATTCCTGATCATTCGAATTGTTAATTACCTTCATGAACTTTTGATAATTCTGTAAAGGTATTTCAGAAAGTTTTGTTGGTACGTAGATTTCCGTTTTCATATTGTTATAACTATTTATCTTTATTATTGTAGTAAGTGAGGGAAATTGAATAGGCTTCGTTTAACATTACTACGTGTTTTCGCATATTCATTGGATCGTCAAATATTATTTTGATCCTTTTGCCTGTTTTATCCTGAATGTATTGCTCAACAGTGCGCACCATTATCGGTAGTTCATCTGTCATTTGTGTGAATTATCTAATAAAATATTTACCGTAATTCGAATTCAAACCTAACGTTTCCATTTCGTGGTATCGTAGCGCGTCTATTCCGTGGTCTTGTTTCCCTTGCGGTTTGTTTAATTGCTTTCCTGTTTTATCCTGATCCCAACAGTAAGCGCGTAATTCCTTAATTAAATTCGTGCTTTGTGACGTTACCAAATATTCTTGTTGCTGCATTATATCAATACCGTAGTTAATTGAATCCTTGCCTTTTGTAACGCCTTTAATTGTTATTCCGTAACGTCTTATTTCATCAATTGATTTTGGTTCACTTGAATCAGCGTAAACAACAACGTTTTTAGGTAGTTCCTTTGCTATGTCACTGTTTAACATTCCGGTTTGGTATTTCAGTTCGTTAACTATTCGTTGCCCGTTGTAATTGTAAACTTCGATTATTGCGGTTGGATCGTTCGTGTATCCGAAGTCTAATCCTATTCCAACTAATTTTGCTTCGTTTGGTATTGTGTTTATTATTTTCCAATTACTGAATATTACGCCCTCAAGCATTCCTATTTCACCTAACCCGTAAACCCTCCACCAATTAGCCCAATATGCGCTTGTAGATGCTTTGTCGCGGTTCTTTTCTATTTCCTTTACTATTCGTTCGTCTAACGCTTCGTTATCCTTGTACGTCAAAATTAGAAAGTCTGAATCCGTTTCACCTTTTAATTCAGTATGCACCCAAAATTCATTAGCCGGATTAAAATCTAAATACACGGCTTTTTTTGTACGTATCGAAAGTTCATTATAAGATTCAAAAGTTACGTTATTACATTCGTTAATATATAAAATGTCACGCCTTGCACCCCTTAATTTAGAACTATCGTCTGCGCTAAAAAATTCAAATGTACTTCCGTTTAAAAATTGATACGTTAATAAAGATTTGTTAAATTGGTTTTCGTGCCATTTATTCATCCACTTCATTAGCTTAATAAAGTCTTTTAACGCACCCCTACGTAAATGCGGAATACTTTCAGCCACTACGCTAACCTCAAGCCCGTGTACCGCAGAAGCGCGGGCAATTAAAACGGATAAAATTCCGTACGTCTTGGCAGCACTTGTGCCACCTTGAATGATACGAACTCGTTTTTTAAGTTTAAGTATTTTATTCGTCGAAGTCGTCCGCAGAAACATCAGGAAATATTGGTTGTTCTAAAATCGTTTGTTCTATTTGCTGTAAAGGTGCGCCGTATCCTGAATCCATTAATGCTTTATAGGCGTTAACATCACCGTCACGGGCTTTTTTAATTAACGCTAACGTCATTAAATCTTCTTGACTCATTGTTTGGCTTTCACCTGTTAACGGGTTCTTTAGGTTCTGATTGACCTCTAACCAATACTTTGCAATTGTGCTGCGGTTTTTCGCTCCTTTTGGGCGTCCGTTAGGGTTTCCGCTTTCGCCTTTTTCGAATTTATGATTTTCTATGTTTTCAGGGTTTGGCATATCGTTGTTTTTTCGCTGTTTACTTTAATCATTGTTTTCTGTTTCGTAGGTATCAAAAACCGTTCTTAATTGTTCGATCTTTTCGCGTAAACATGAACTGCACGAAGTAGGTTCGTTTCTTACTTTAAATATTCTGCTATGAATTTTTAGCATTGTTAATTGTTCCGTTGGTTTTACGTCTAACGTGTTTTTTTCAAACCATGCTTTTAAATATTCATATTCCGGTTGATCCAAACATTCAGGTTTACGATATGGAAATAATTTATTTAGCGTGTTTTTTCTTTGGTCGCATCCACAATCTTCACCTAAAATAAACTTTGCTATTTTCGCAATTCCTGTTGTTTCTAAAACTTGTTCTACTGTATCGCCTAATCCGATGGCTTTTTTTCTTGGTCGTCCCATATTTTATTTTATTAATTCGTAATCTTGGTTAATATAATCTTCGTAATGCTCCTTTACTTCGTGTTTAAGCGACTTTTTACAATTTGTTATTGTGGAATATATACTTTTAAAACTAATGCCTGTAACCGCGCTTATTTGTCTGTAGCTTAATCCTGAATCCCTGTATAAATTAAATAGCATTTGATCGTACCAATGCCAACTTTTAACTGTTTCCGTTATTAACTCTTCAATTTTAGTTTTTGCGCGTGTTCTTTCGTTTGTTTCGCTTACGTCTTTTAATTGGATCGCTTCAGTAATACTTACTTTTACTAATCTTAATTTTGTTTTTTGATAGTCTACAAACATATTCCGTAAAATAATCCAAATATAACCTTTGTAAATTTTGCCGCTTTTATAAAACTTTTCCGTGTTTTCCTGCTGAATTAATTTAATGTACATTTCCTGGACTATGTCTTCAGTGTAAAACGTTTCCCCAAAACCGCGCACAATTTTAATCCATTCTTTGTGGTGCTTCGATAAATCGTTTAATAGTTCTTCATTCACTTTTACAAAGTTAGTATAAATTTATAAGCTAAAATAATTAATAAAACTATTATTACACGTTTTAAACTTCGTAGCATTTCCGTTTCATTAAATATCCACTTGCTAAATTTTGTTGACCGCATCCACCAGCATAAAAGCAAAACAACCCTATCCAAAAAGAATAAGGTTGTAATTAAAGGAAATAAAAGTAATTCGATTAGTATTTTCATTTGTCGTTTTTGTAATGCCAAATTAATAAAATAAGCATTCCAACAATATAAATTAACCACAAAGAAATAGCTGCGTCTTTCAATAGCATGACTCTCGGTTAATTTGGTAATTTAATTCCGCGTTCCAATTCAACTGATCGTTTTCAAATTCTTCCATATCAAAACCATAACTTTCAGGATCTTCATTTATAATTGATTCTATTGCGTCACAAATTAATTTTGTGTTTCTGTTATTCATAAAAAATAATTCCATATTGTGGTCCCACTGAAATTTATCTAACATTAAATCGCAGTTATCGTAAACAAACTCGCTACATTCAACCGTGCAATTAAACGTTAAATCACCTTTTCCAAATGCTTCTTTATCTCCAATAAGAATATTAAAAAATATTTCGTTACCGCTAAATTCTAAATTAACAATTTTGAAGTTTTTACCTGTAAATTCAATAGTTCCGTTTTGCTTTTCCATAATACTTTGTTTTTAATTTCTTCAAATTTAATATAATTATTTGAATATACAACTATTATTTTTTTATTTTTTCAATTATTGATTTTGGCGTGTGGTATTGCCCTTCAATGTAAACCATTATTTGTACTAAGTA